TATCTTCTGCGGGTTGTGGATACAGAACAGGTGGTACACGGTGATATCGATGGCCATCATCAGTACCAGCGGATGGCGGTCGGCGCCCTCGGCCGAGAAGATGGCATCCACATCGTAGCGCTCGCCGAGATAGCTGCGCATTTCGGAGATGGCACGGTCCTCGCAAATCTCCACGATGCTCTCGTCGCTACGCGTCAGGCTGTTCAGAATCTCGGCATGGATGCTGGCGTCGTAGTCTTCAGGATTGATAAACTTGCTCATAATCGATTATGGTTGCGGTTCCGTGTCGGGCGAAGCGTCACGACCGGTTCCAGTTGTTGTACTTTACGTTTCAAGATTCTCAGTCCGCCCTCCACGCAGTCCGGTCCGTCGGCAGGGAACTTCAGGCGGAGCGTGAACAGTTTGAACTGGTCATCGAGGCGCTTCATGTGCGGGTCGTCCTTCTCGGCCTCGTTGAGGATCATGTTACCCTCGCGGTTCAGCGGCTCTAGGTTCGCCTCGATACGCGTGGCCTTGTCGGTCTTGCGCTGTTCATCGGGCTGGATGAAGAGTTGGATATGACGCTCGCTGCGCACCTTGGCCACCAGCGGCTTGAACACCTGCTGGAAGAAAGGATCCTGCAGCTTGTTGTTCTCCATGTAGCAGTAGACGGGCACCTTGCCGCCCACATATTCGAGCAGCTGCACATACCAGTCGATGAAGTCGGCATTCAGGCCGCGGTCCAGGCGCGCCTTGATGATATAGAGTTTCGTTCCCAGCATACCCATGAGCATGCAGCTCTTGGTGGAGGAGTTCTTGGTGCGGTTCTCGCCCGGCGCAGGGTCGCCGTAGATGACCAGGAAACGGAACTTCGAGAGCGCCGGCACCTTGCCGTAGGTCAGCTCGCGGAATACCTCGCCCTCAGTGACGGGGTTATTGAAGTACTCGGTCTGCTGTGAGGCCGTGCTGATCTTTGCCAGCATCTCGTCGATCTTTGCCTCGGAGTTCTTTTCGGGCCACGTGCTCATGCCGTTCTTGTCGCGGATGTTCACCACGTCCCAATGGCTGGCCATGTGTCCGGCGCGCACCACGCAGCAGTCGCGGGCGATGATGTTGCCGCAGAAGATGGTGAGCAGCGGGATGGCCGGGTCGCGTGTCGGGTAGAGTGCCTTTTCCCACCACTCCCATCGCTTCTGCACGGTGTCGGGGTTGCGCACCTCCGCATCGTCGTCGAAGTCGTCCACCAGGATGACGTCCGGACGGATGGCGCCGTTTCGACTGCCTCGCGGCGCATTGCCCGCGCCCACCGCACGGAAGGCACACCCGCACTTGGCCACGAACTCATCCTCCGCCCAACTGCCCGGCGAGACCTGCGTGCCGTAGTACGCACGTATCAGCGCGTTCTCCTCGAAGGCCTTCTTGTAAGGTTCCAGCAGGCGGATGGCACTGTCCTGCGTAGCGCTGGCCAGAATCACGTTCTTCTTGCGCCCCGTCAGAGCCAGGAACATCACGACGAACATCACCGTGGTACTCTTGGCCAGGCTTCGCGCCCAGCTGAGCACCTCAAACCATTCGGCGTTCTGCGTGCACCGGCGGATGGCGCTGCGGTGGAAGGGTGCGAACTCGTACATCACAAATTCCGGGAAGAAGAACTTGATCCATTCAACCGTATCCTTCTCCAGGCGGTCGCGCTCCCTGATAATCTCGGCCTGCGACACATTCACCTGGGCGCTGACCCGAAGGCCCCGCTCCAGGAATACCTCCCACTCCTTCAGGAGGTCCTTGTCACGTTGCGTCATCTTCATAAGCTATCCTTAATAAATGCATCCCACAATTTCAGAAACTCCTTGCTGCGGTCCACATCGAACGAGCGGAGCCACGTGATGAACTTCATGCCCACGCTGATGGTCTCGCCCACGCCCACGTCGGTCTCCAGTTTCTTGATGGCCGAGCTGAGCTTGTTGATGGTGTCCGCCTCTGCCGGTGTAGCATACCGTTTGTCCGCCTCGCGCCCCTCGATGGCCCGGTTGATTTCCTTGATCTGACGGTGGAGGTTGGATATCTGCTGCTCGCGGGTCAGCGTGATGCCCACCTTGCGCTCCTCCCACTTCTCGTCCTTGGCCCAACGGGAGACAGTCTGCCGGGAGACGCCCACCTTGTCGGCAATCTCCTGCTGGGTGAGGTTCTCCTTAATAAAGAGCGTGCCCGCCCATTCCTTCTTCTGCTGTAATGTCAATTCTTTCATGTCATTCTGCTTTGTTTTGAGCAAAGTTCCGAACGAAGATTGGATTTTGAAAGAAACAGCGCATCCGTTGCAAACAAATGCGCATACGTTGCACAGATGTATGGAATGGTTACACACTTTTTTGCACGGACCGCCAAACTGCGCTAACTTCGCCGAAAAAGAATGAAACGGCATGAATGTTTTTAAATCCATACTTAACGAAGACACCGCCTGTCTGCTGCTCTATGGCGAGGTGAGTGATGAGGGTGGCGACGGGAAAATCTCGAGCCGCGAGTTTGTGAGTGAGCTGTCCTACCTGGACAATGCTTACTCCCACATAGAGATACATATCAACTCGGTGGGCGGAGAGGTCTATCCCGGCATTGCCATCTTCAACGCTATCCGTAGCTGCAAGAGCGACGTCACCCTCTACGTGGACGGTATCGCGGCCAGCATCGCCGGCGTGATTACGCTCTGCGGACGCAAGGTGAAGATGAGCCAGTACGCCCGCATGATGCTGCACAGCGTGAGCTGCGGTTGCTTCGGCAACAAGAACGACCTGCGCGACGCCATCCAGACCATCGAGGGGCTGGAGGACACCATCTCCAAGATAGTGAGCAAGCGGTGCGGAATCACTCCGGAGGAGGTGAAGGATACTTACTTCGACGGCAAGGACCATTGGATTACCGCCGAGGAGGCCAAGAAGGCCGGGCTGGTGGACGAGATTTACGACGTGGACGAGGACGTCCCCGCGGAGAGCACTTTCACCGACATCTATCGCATATTTATTAACCGACTGGAGCGCAAGCGCCTTCAGTCACAACCCAATAATGATATGAAGTTAGAAGATTTAAAGAAAATCCCTCGCTTCGCCAACTGCGCCGACGAACAGGCTGCGCTGGCGGAAGTTCAGGAGGTGGCAGCGCGCGCTGAGAGAGCCGACACACTCGAAGCGGACAACGAGGTGCTGAGAAAGCGTGTCGAGCAGGTTGAGAACGAGCGTATCGAGGAAGCGGTGGAGAGCGCCGTGGCCGACGGACGCATCAACGCCACGCAGAAGGACACTTACAAGAACCTTCTGAAGGCGGACTACAAGAATGGCTTGGACGCTATCAAGGCTTTGCGTCCGAAGCGTTTGGTGAAGGATGAACTGGGTGGCGGAAAGCCCGGTGAGGAAGAGTCCGCCTGGCTGCGACGCCAGCACGAGATTCAGACTCGCTACAAGAACAGAAAGGGCTGAGCCATGAGACCGCTCCCTCCGAGAGGTGTGCGCATCGGCAGTTCGGTGGCCACCGGCAAGAATACTGGAGCCCAGATCAGAGGGCGTCAAACCGTGAAAATGTGAAATATCAAACTCTAAAACATATATTTGGCAATGGCTTTAATAGTAAACAACTCCAACTACAGCGGTGAGGTACTCGAGCAGCTCCTTACCGTGGCAGCTACCGGCAACGAAATCGTGTCCAAGGGACTGATTACCGTCATTCCGGGCATCAACAAGGCAGTGTCCATCCCTCGTATCAAGACGAGCAAGATGCTGCGCAAGCGTGAAAAGAACCCCCTGGTGACCGACAGCAAAGGAAACTACGACTACAGTGAGAAAAAGCTGGAGCCGCACGACATGATGGCGTTCACCGTGTTCGACCCGTCCGCCTTCGAGAGCATCTGGCGTCAGTACCAGCCGAAGGGTCAGATGGTATTCAGAGAACTCCCGATTGCGGTCCAGAACACGTTGCTCGACGCGCTCTCCAAGCAGGTGACCTTCGAACTGGGCGACCTCTACGTGAACGGTGTGTACGGCGAAGGCGAGGGCGAACTGATGAACGGTATCCTTACCCAGGCGGCTAAGGACGACGACGTCATCAAGGTGACGACTATCGAGACCACCATGCTGGGCAAGCTGAAGGCTGTCCGCAAGTCCATCCCTACCGCATTGCGCGGCAACCCTGCCCTGCGCATCATCATGTCGGTGAACGACTTCGACAAGTATGATGACGAACTGACCGAACGCGAAAGCAAGAACACATCCGAAACGGACGTGAACGCTATGCGCTACAAGGGTATCCCTATCGAGACCATCGCTTCATGGCCTGACGGTGTGATTGTGGCTACGCTCTGCTCTCCCAATCCTTCTTCGTCCAACATGTTCGCAGCGGTGAACCTGAGCGACGACGAGGACGTGATTCAGATCGACAAGTTGAGCCCGGCTTCGGAACTCTACTTCTTCAAGATGCTGATGAAGGCCGACACGAACATCGCTTTCGGCGAGGAATTCGTGATGCTGGATAGCCGTACTTCCGATGCATCTGTAACGCAAGAAGGCGACGCTGACTGATGACTGCCTATAACTCTCGCGGACTAAGGAATTGCAACCCCGGTAACATCCGCCGGTCGAAAGACAAGTGGACGGGGTTGCGCCTCCGCCAGACTGACCCGCAGTTCTTTCAGTTCGAGAACATGGCCTATGGGTACAGGGCGATGATGGTTATCCTGCGGAACTACCAACGCAAGTACGGACTCCGCACGGTATCCGACATCATCCGCCGATGGGCACCTCCCTCCGAGAACAACACGAACGCCTATATCTGTGCGGTGTGCCGCGAACTTCAGATTCCCGTCACCTACGAACTGGAACTGGATTTGGAGAACAAGCGCACGCTGACAGCCTTGGCTGCCGCCATCTCGAAGCAGGAGAACGGGAAGCCGGCCGTCATGGCCGATGTGGAAGCGGGGTATGACTTGATGTAGCACCATAAAAGAAAGGAGAGCTTATGACCTGGGACTGGATACTTCAGGCGCTGGAGCTTTTGTTCGGGCCCGGGTTCGTAGCCGTCTTTTGGGTATGGATCAAGAATCGGGACAACAGGAAAGCCGCTTCGGCGAAAGAACGGGAAGACGTCTACAAGACCATGTATGACGCCTTACACGACACTTTAATTGAATTGCAAAATGAAAATATCAAACTTCACAAGGCAGTGCTGGAACTCAACCGCACAATCCAAAAAGCTACGGCTTGCCCTCATTTTGCTGTTTGCCCTCTGCGCAGTGAGTTGCAGAACAGTCCGGGAGTCGTCGACCTCGGCAGCGCAGCAGACAAGCCAAGGCGACAGCCTAAGCGCAAGAAGGCTGTTGCTATGGTCCGAGGGGATCCCTCAGAGCAAAGTGACGCTGACTATTCCGAACGATAGCCTGTCGCGCCTGCCCAAGGGGGCTTGCTTCCAAGGGCAGGAAGGCCGGGCCAAGGTAAAGGTAAGCCGGAACGACGACAACGATATCGTGGTGGAATCGACGTGCGACAGCCTCGAGCGGCGTTGCGTCTACTTGGAGGACGAGCTGGTGAGGATTCGCAATGCGCTGCAACGCCAGGAGGACCAATCGTCCTCCGCGACGGCGGCGCCTACACCCTGGCAACAGTTCTGGATTCACGTAGGACAGGTGCTGGCCAGTGCCGTACTCGCACTCCTTGTTATATTTCTATTAAAACGACATTTTAAAAGTATTTGAATATGCGTAATAACATTACCTTCCGATGTATGCTCGTCATCATGACGCTCATGCTTGGCTCGGTTTGGAATGCCTCGGCGGCCGAGCAGCCAGTGATGGCCAACCCACTTGAGGACTTGATAACTGATTTTGGCTGTCAGCCTTCAATGGACCAGGCAACCGTATCTCCCTCCATCCCGTTTGTCGCTCTGGCTGAAAACCTCGACCAGGTGTGCGCACAGGGTCTCTTCACAATGAAGAGAAAGATTGATCCGCCACACAGT